GGTGAAGTATCAAAAGAATCGCAAGGCTTAGAAGGCGCTAGAAAAATGTTTCAAACATCACAAAGACTAGGAGAAGTCATATAATGGCAACAGAAACCGTAATAAATAGACCAGCACCCTTTGTAGAAGATATAGGTAAAAAGTTAAAAGACCAAGCTTTAGCTTTACAAAACGTTCCTGTTGTAACGACAGGTGTTACAGGTATATCACAACAACCGGGTGAAACTGCAGCAGGTTTCAAAGCAAGACAAGACGCTGCAAGAGCATTTACAACAAGACAACAAAATTTAGCTGGTATTGCACCACAAGTTGCAGGGCAAGATGCATTACAACAACAAGCACAAGCTTTAGCACAAGCAGGTATAGGTTCTTTTCAACCATTTTTACAAACAGCACAAACACAAGCAGCCCTTGCAA